CGCCGCTGCTCACGGATCAGCCAAGCCAACTCCTCGTCGCGGCAGGCAAGATCCTCTTTGGTCATCGGCTCGGTGTCCCAAATCGTCGCACCGGCCGAGCTATCCCATCTCCAACTCATATGGCCTCCTAACAGCCCTGAGGCATCTTGTGCGGTTGAAATGCAGGGGCTGCTGCCGGAGCTGCTGCCCCGGCCGCACCGACCGCCAGGTAAATGAACTCGCGGGCGGTCGCGTCGGCGGTCCCCCAGTTCAACGTGTACCCGCCCGCGTCGAAACTGCTCAACGTCGCCAACGCCTTTACACCACCCGACGCGCTGTCGTCGATCATCACCACCAGCTGCGAGTTCGACTGGTAGCTGTTCGCGTTCGCGTTGTCGGCGAGCGCCTGACAGCGGATCGCTGTGCCGTCCGTGAATCCCATCGACTCGCCGAGGAACCCTGTCGTCGAGACGGCGCTTGACGCCACCATCATCTGGCTGCCCCAGATCAACGCGGACGGCTGGAAGCCAAGGCCGGTCGTCGCTTTCGTCCCCGTCGATGTCTTCTGTGTTTCAGCACCGACCGCGAAGTTCACCCCTTTCAGGCTCAAGCAGGCGTGCGTCACAGCGGTGTCGCCGGTCACGTACGTCGTAAAGTTGATAGTCAGGCCGCCGGAGTCCATCGACACCAGGTCGCCCTCCTCAAGCTTCCCCAGCGAACCGGCCGCACAAGCGACAGCAAGGTCGGACCGCTCGTACTTCGTCAGGCTTGTCCCGCTGTTCCGGAAGCCGCCGCCCATCGACGTCCGGTGGGTGGTGTCCTTGACGAACGAGATGAACCCGCGGCCTTCAGCCTGGCCGGTGTTGCCGCCCGTGATCCCGCCACCGATCACGATCGCGCAGTCCGGTTTGAACGTGCCACCGGTGAAGCTGTGGTTGCCGGTGCTGGCGAAGTCGCCCGCCGTCAGGATCTCCGCCTGCAAGTCGGAACCACCGAGCGCGAGATAGTAGAACCGCGTCCCCGTCCCGGGGACGGTCGTGAAGTTCAACGTGAACCCGTCCGAGTCGAGCGACACCAGCGTCCCCTTGTAGACCACGGTCCCGTTCGACGTCAGGATGATCCCGGCGTACGAACCGTCGTCGCCGGACGCAAAGTTGTCGTCGTTGAACCACGACTGGAACGCGACACTCGCCGCAGGGGTGCCAGCACCGATCCCGAACATCATCGGCATATCCGTGGTCTGCGTGCCAACGCCAAGGTCGAAGTTTGTGCTGCGGACGCCGCCCATCAACAGGATCGCCTTCGGCTGGAACCCGACCCCGGTGACGGAGAAGTTGCCGGTCGCGGTCGGCCCGGTGAACGATCCTGCCTTAGTCAAGAACGTCACGTCACGTCACCGAGATCAAGATGGATCGAGTGTGAACGTGTACTGGATCTGATCGCCGATGGCGAGGACGACGCCTGTATGGTCACCGTGGATGACGAGCGTTCCTGAAGACGTCGCCGTTAGGCAGCCGGCATTGGTGATCGTCTGAGCAGAACCGCTTGTCATCGTACCGACGTTCTGGAACTTCGCAGTGGACGTAGAGCCTGTCTTGGTGACCGTTCCGGACACACGCGCCTCGGCAGCTTCGGTGAACAACGTGGTGTCTGCCTTAGCAGCAGTACCCGCACCCGTGCCCCAGCCGATGTACTGCGGAATCGTCTGAACGGTCTCGGTCAGTTTGTCGACGATGTACTCCTCGCCGGTGTTGGTGAGAACGACAGCCATTACTCCTCCCCATAAACGACGGGATCATCCTTCAACGCACGAAGGATCGGGGCACCATGCTCTGTCTGATTGTCGTTGATCTGTTCCTTTGACCAGTCGGCCAGGCACTCGAAGTTGTGCAGGTAGATCAGATCTCCCGCTCCCTTCTTGTAGCCCAGATAGTACGTGACCTCATCGTCCAGAGCATCAGGGACTACGGTGAGGTCCCTGGCGAGCTTGACGATGTTCCCCTCTTCGTCGGTCTCTGCGTCGACAAGCGCAGTGTTGACGGCCTCGATGACCGCGCGCTGCGGCTTCACCATAGCGAGCAAATGAGGATTGAGAAGGTTCACTTCCTCACCACACCCCGGGCAAGTGAACGTTGTCTTGAACCCGTTGGTGGACTCACTCGGCTTATCGACGGGATCCTTCTTGGCCATTATGCCTCCTCGTCGAAGTGCATCGGTAGCTCCTCTTCCTCGTGATACAGGATGGGAGTACGGTGTGTTTGACAGAACATCTCATCTGACGGATTGCGGCCCTCATTCACCAGAGTGATCATCTTGAACTGGTTCACCTTGCAGCCGCAAACGTACATACCGCTAAAACGGCGAACCTTGTATGTCCCCTTGCCGCGCAGCGGAGGCGCAACGTCAACCGTCAGTGGCCCCGGTACTCTGATGACCTCGAGCTTCCTGCGTTTGAAAAGTTTCATGCCCCTCCCTCAGAGGAGGGCGGCAGCGCGACCACTACCGCCCTCCCCCGCTGGGACTCACGACTGCGCAGCAGCCGCCAGCTTTGCTTCCAGGTGATCAACTACGCCCTTGCGAGGATCGTTGTTGGTCGCCATGTTCTCGGCGTCGAGAACTTTGTTGATGCTGTCCTCGTCGTCGCTGGCAAGAGCTACGGTCTCGGAGACGTTGAGCTTGTTCTCCTTGATGTAGTCCGCCATCTCCTCTGTCGACATGCCGGCAGCATCACCGTGCTCGCCTTCAGCCGACGTTACGAGAGGAGGGGTCTGCCCTAGCCCATGGGTCGCCATGTTGGCCAGATGTTCAGCATACTGACCCTTGTACGTGCCATCGACGATCTGTTGAGCTTCCTCGTCTGAGAAGAACGCATCGAGGTCTTCCCCACGCTGTAGACTCCAGTCGTCGTTGATCACGACGCGGTCACCCATGCTGTTGATTCTCTCGACCCGGTCCTTGACCGAAGGATCGACAACCGAGTCTACGTTCTCGAACCAGGTGAACAAGCGGACCTTGATGATCTTCTCGTTCTCCGCAAGAGGCTCAGCCTCTACTTCGTCAGCCATCTCCCCTCCCTTCTACGTCAGGCCCGTGAACTTGAGGACAGCGTACTGGTTGTTCGCGTACATCAGCGGACGGACCGAAGACTGGATCCATGTCTGCTGCTTGCCGTTCGGGTCGCGCCACGTCTCGGTCGTGAGCGGCTGCTCGACGCGCATCTCCCCAACCTGTCCTTCGGCAAGTGCATAAGCAGTCCCGGCGGTGATGCGGTTGGTGACGAAGAGATCAACGTCGTAGCTGTCAAGAAGTGCGCCCAGCTTGTCCCCATAGATACCCTCCAGGTTGAACATCTCAGCCGGATTGAGAATCCAGAGGTTGTAGTCCATGCCCATCTCTTCCTGCTCGGCGACGAGATCTGCCTTGGCAAGATCACGTGCCGGGAAGAGAGGCCAGTTGCTACCGCTTGCGTACGTCGTGTTGACTGAACCCCATGAGACGCCCGTGACTGAACGGGAGTTCGCAGAGATCCAGGCCTCCAGCGTCTGAACGCCACGCTGGTTGATCTTGCGGACGATCGTGTTCGCCAGCTGCCGCATAGCGCGGGTGAACTGGTTGACCTCGTTGCGGTCGCGAGCCTCGTCCGTGAAGTAGAACTTGGCGCCCCACTTCTCGACGACTGCGGCCTGCGGAGCGCGACGACTGAAGGAGACGATCGGGAACTCAGTTCCCGGCTCGACGCGCTCAATGTCGCGGTCAGCATAGAGGTCCGGGTACACGACGAGGTCATAGATGACCGCGCCGCCCGTGACGCCTCCCGCCGACGAGAACGCACGGTCCACGAAGAACCGCTGCCGCGTCAGGTCGAGCACCATGGGCGTGAGAACCCGAGTAGGGTTTTGCAGTGCGATATCGATGGTGAACGTCGTACCCGAGATCGTCGGCGGAGCAAGCGGGTTGACAACAGCACCCGGGTTGGGGGCTGCCGCGACAAACCCTTCGGCCGACTTGAGTCCTGCCGAGCGAGCCGCCATCCGCAGAAGCTCCGGGTCGGCCTTACCAGCCCGAATGCATTCCAACAGCGTCTCGGTCTCGACGCAGACGCGAGGGCCGTGATCCAGCTGAAGCATTACAGCCCTCCTTCCTAGTTGCTGAACGCGTAGAGCTCGACTTCGACGTCGACGCCTGCAGCGCCAGCAGCGGAGTGAGCGATTCCGACCTTGCGTCCCGTGGAGTACGGAACAACACGGCCGCTGGTATCGACCTGAAGCTCAGCGCCTACCGTGACGGCTGCGCCCGAGGTCACGGGCAGAAACGTACCTGCTCCGCGTGTGATTGGTGCCTTTCCGCCGGAAGCTACGTCCCAGTTGATGACTCCGCCCACGATGCCACCAGCCGTCGGTGCGGCGGGGCACAGAATGTTGGAGCCGTCACCGGTACTCAACGGATCGGTGGCCAGACCACCGAGTCCGCCGGACTGACGGGACGTGAGAGGACCGCAGAACGTCTTGCCGGTCATCGCGTAGCCCGCATGCACGGTGATCTTCTGGGTGTACGCGGCTTCCTTGGTCGGGATGCACTCGTTGTTCATCCCCTACCTCCTACCGCGCATTGCGCGCGTCTGTGCTGACGCGCGATCGACGGGCGAAGTCCTCTTGGTTGAGCTTGCGGACTTCCGGGAAGAGCTGCTCTGACCACTCGCCAACGATGTTGGCGTCATCTTCCAGAGAAGCTGCGATGTCGGGCGTATGCGCATGCCCACGCTCGGTCACCGGCACCAAGCCAGCCTCCAGCGACGCAAGCACCTTCTCGGCACCCGGGTCAGCCTTCAACGCCTTGATCCAGTGATCCCTGCGGGCCGGAGCAACACGCCCATCCGCGATGGCTGCAGACACGAGCGACTCGCGGGTGTTGCTGTCCTGCTGCTCCTTCAACTGAGCCGCCGTAGCAGCGCCAGCCTTCAAAGCGTCAAGCGTGGCCTGGTCGATGAGGACGGTACCAGGAGGCAGAGAAGCAGCGATGCCCTCTGTCGATTCCTCCTCACCCTCATCACCTTCGCCCTCGTCCTCATCCGTGTCCTCGTCTCCCTCTTCCGTTGTCTCGGCCGTGGGATTGACGACAGAGTTGAGTTCGCGGAGAGCGGCCTTGACCTCTTCGTCGGACGCGTCCTCGGAAAGGCCAAGACGTGCACGGACAGCTTTCGCGTCCATTGCGCCTCCTGACTGAGTTGTTTCCGGGCTTGACTCCGCCCGACTGCCGTAGCTGGCCAGGACCTGACGGCCAATCACCAGCGTTGCTGCGACGTGCGATGCTGCAGCCTTAAGCGATTCCCGGTTGTCCGGGATGTAGTCGATGCGTACGGGCTGCGCCTCACCGAAGGACACGGCACCCTCATCATCGCTACTGTAGGACAGCTTGAACAGCTGTCCCGACTCGTCGTCCTCGACGACAAGCTCATTCGGGTCAGTCAGCACAGCCCTGACCCACCACCACTGCGTATCATCAGTCACGATGTCCTGATAGAACGCGCGGCGTACGTCATCGAGGTTTGCCGACATTGAACCACCCCCAGTAGCCGCTACGTTGTCAATGACTCTGACACCAGCGGGTATCTGCTCCCCGTACATATCACCTAGCTTGGGGAGATCTTCCAGTTGGGTGATGCCCGGCCAAACTACACCGAGCAAGGAGCAGGCAGAGATGACAAAGCGCCATTTCTTACCCGCGTAGCTATCAGCGTTCCGGAAGCCCTCGATGCTACGACCGGGATACGCAGTAGCCATTACATCAGCCAGCCATTTTGGAACACCGACGAAGTCTGCATAAACAGTCATCCCGTTATCTGACAGCCTGAGGTTGCTAGCACTGCCAAGGGCAGGAGCAGCATCGAATTTGCGCATGTCGTTGTAACGGGGGTCAACGTGTCCAAGCTTGAGCCTCGCGGCGGGGACTGACGGATCTTCATTTGCAGCCGTGACTGCATCTCTTAAATCTTCCGGCGTAAACGTCGTAGGGCCTGAGCTGAGCTGGTACTCAACCCCTGCCTGTACGATCGGAACGTTTGGGACTGTGACAAGCCTAACTGTCAAGATAGTCCTCCAAGATATCGGCCGGATCACGGCTCGCCCTGGTCGTCGTCTGCTGGTTCTGAAGATTACGAGCCTGCTGCTTGCCACCCTTCGGTACAGGAGGCTCATAGTTCGGATTCGTCAGCGCCTGCTGTTCGGTCGGCTGACGTGGACCAGCAGGAGTTACGATCTCCGGGCGCGGTCCCTTGCGCTTCGGCAGCAAGTAGCGGTGCCGCACCAGGTTCTCAAGCTCGTCATCCATGATGATGACTCCACGGTTCACCAGCAGGGACAGATCCTCAACGCCCAGTGCGTCCTCGCTCGCGCGCTCCCAGATCAAGCGGGGTGCCTGCTTCTCGTCCTCGCCGTAGTTCCAATCAACGATGTCCTCGATCACGTGCTCAGTCATCGTATCACAGTACCACTGCGCGACGTGACGCTGCGCCACGAGGAAGAAGTCCTCAAAAGTTTGGCCCAGGGCGTAGCTGCCGACATGCTGCCCACCCTGGGCCAGGTTGACGAGTTGAAGCAGGAACCGGCGTGCCATGCTCTCATCGAGTCGCTTGAGGCTACGGTCAATATCGCTCTGCAAGCCTTTGGCGATATTGAGCTCGGTTCCGTAGGGCAACGCCATCCCGCTTGCCTCGCCAATTCGGAAGTTCTGCATCATCGCATCGAGACTCGTAATCTCATCAACCGTCATACCTTGGGCACCAGTAGCATACGGCACGCCACCGGCACGCTCGTGGTTGATTGTCTCGATGCGTAGATCTCGGTCTTTGATCAGCCAGTCGCGGTAGCAGTCGCGCATCATGCTGCGTCCTACCCACGACATGCCCTCCTGCTGGAAGACAAACGCCACCAGATTGTCTACCGGAATCTCGGGGCCGATGTTGAATGTAGCTTTACCAGGCGTCCAACCTACGGGAGCCCACTGGATGATACTCACCAGGCCACCGTCGTCAGCGACATTGATCTGCTGAAGTGTTTGCGGCATGCGGGGCGCGAGCTTACGCAGCCTCCACTTGCCGTCAACGATCTCCCCTACCTGCTCAAAGTACATGTGGCCGTAGATGGCGGCCAGCAAAGCCTGTAGCACAAACTTACTGTGCGAGAACCGATGCTTCATACGTCCGAGCGGCTGATCCTGCTGCCCCAGAATTGGGACGTTGAGGTCTTCGCTGATCTCTTTCACAAGATCAGGATTAGCACCGTTCGGATCAATTACGTACCGCAGCTGGCTGATCCCCCACATAACCGCCGTCAGTAGACCAGCCAGCTGTGAGTCGGTACGCATCTGATCGTACAACCGAACATTGAGCGGCCATCTCAGTTCGGGTACGTACTCCCACTCATCGACGAACATCCGCCACGGACCACTACCGCCAAGAAGTGACGTTGTAGTTTGCCCGAAGCCACCCAGCCCAAGATCAGGAACACCGAGCTCACGCGTAGGAGCACGGTTGCCCTGGTCAGTGGTTGTACGCGGACGTCCGACGCGAGCCATTAGATCTCCGAAACGGCCTGCTCGATTGCTTCACGCTGATGAGCGCCCAACGTGTCCAAATTTCGTCCTCCCTCGATGCCAAGGCTGGCGAGAATCTCGTCAGCTCTGACGTCCCCGATGTGAGGCAGTGCAACTAGGGCACGCTTGATGTTCATGTGGCCTAGTTGCGTCCCTTCTTCGGCCCGTTCCTGAGCGAACAGCCCGACCAGATCGAGCGAGCCGTCCTTCAGAGAGGCCTCAGCGGCATCTCTTGCAGCTCCAGCGGCAACATTGGCCGCCGTCCCTGCGGCTGGATCGAGCGGAGGCTTGACTGTTCCTTCGTCCATTTCAGCTCCTCTCAGTGTGCGATCTCCACTGCCGTACAAGCCTCACCCTGCGCCTGCAGCAGCATATCGACATCCTCCCACTTGATGAGGAAGTAGCCCTTCAAAGCCCAAAGGCCCCAGCTGTTGATGCACCAAGCGTGATCTTCGGACTGCAGATCACCGATGATGTCCCAGCAATGCCCTCCTGCCACGGCTCCGGTGCAGGTAACGACACCTTTTGTGTCAGGATAGAACATCTGCTGCAGCCAGTTGGTGCCCATGGTGGCTGGTCCCATGGTCTGTACCCATTTTCGAAGAGTGTCAACACTGGTGGTGAATGCATAGTTGTTGAGTGTCCCCTTCGCTTGCATCGCCTTGGCCCCGCCGCGCACCGAGGCTCCCTGCTGCCCTCCACCAGGCGCGCGAGGATCGTCAGGCGAGCCATCGTACTTCGTAGCCTCGAAGTAGATGTCCAAAGCGTCCTCATGCGTCCACGCATCATCGATCGGCTCTGTGTTGCCCCACTGGGCCCAGCCGTGCCCGACACAGGTGCCCTGCTGGCCCTGGTCAAGTACCGGTTGCTTGTTGACCCATTTGTTATCCTGGCCTGCTGGTGGGGCGGGTGTCGGAGGGGCCGGAATCGTCAGCAGCCTGACCTGGGCCAGTTTTGCCCAGTTCTTCACGGACGCTGCGGCGTTTTTGTCGTTCAGCATCTTGTTCAGCGCGGTCTGAAGAGGGTCCGTGACACCACTCTCCAGGAAGTCCTCGAGCTGCCAGTCCCGGTCATCCGGAATATGGAGCCTGCCTAGGCCGCCAGGCTGCTCTTCGTTCTCACTCACTGTCCACCACCTTGCTTCGGTGCGGGCGGCATTTTCTCCATACCGCCCATGCTGTATTTGCCCTTGCCCTTGCCCTTGGGCTTCAGCATGCTCTTGCCCTTACGCTTGGCCACTTGTCGTTACCCTCCCTTTGTTTGTCACCTGATAGACGAGACCCGTTGCCGTAACTGCTGCTACGAACGCAATCAGCCACTCGGCCTGGGTGATGTGGTTGTCTTCCAACGCGACGACGAGCGAGGCTACACCCGCTGTGAGGAAGGAGATGGCTGCCTTTATGACGCCGCCTGCCACTCCCTGAATGTTCTCGACGAACCAGACGAGTCCGCCGGAGCCAAGGACTGTGGCGAGAGCGATCAACCAGTGCTTGGCGTCGAGGTCACCGATTGTGTTGCCGGGAGGCCCGAGGGCAGTGATCAACGCGCCTGCGGCCGACACGATGATTGCAACTACAGCTTTGAGACTGTTCATGATCCTCCTACCGCGACGAAATGCGTCACCCAGTTAGTGTAGCGGAGGTTCCTGGCCACCATACCACCACTTGGGTCCACCTGCCCAGCCTTGCTGGTGTTGCCGCCTACGGCATAGAATGAGTAGTTCTGCTCTACCCATTTCTCGAACATCTCTATGTGCTCGTTCGGACCTTGATCCGTAGTGTAGCTCACAGCGTCACCAGGTTGCGGGAACCGTGTGAGCGCCAGATGCCACGCACCGTAGCGAGCAGCGTCAACCAACGCTGGTACGTATGACCAACGTGAGCCACGGATCCATCCAGTCACGCCCGCGTTCACGTACCAGTACGTCATGGCTATACAACACCAGGGCTGATAGTTGATACCGTACCACTGGCCGTACATATTGTTGTTTGAGTTGGGCGGTGACTCATGGATGCCCGCGACGGCATCCTTCAGCGCATGGTTCAGCGCTTCAGACTTACCTGTCTTGTGGAGAGAAGCAATGCGTGCCTCACGCCGCTTGCGATAGTCATCGGGCAGTGGTTCCCAGCCTTTATGCTCCATACCCAACAGGTAACTGTACAACTGTTGCCCAAACTGCTGGTTGATTCCGTTTGTGGGATAGCCGAGCCAGTATTTCGCCCTACGCGCTGCTCCCGCGCTCTGTTGACCCCATACGCCATCGTCCACGCCCGGATGGAAGTTCTGGTGATGACGGTTCTTAAACAACAGGAACTGAGCATCCTTCACACGGGCGCTACGCTCAGCAGGAGTAGTCAAACGCAGGGGACGAGTGAATTCAGCCATCACATCACCTTATCCATCAGGTCGCCGGTGATGGTTGCGTACGGATCGTTGTTGCGGATGGCCACGGCACCCGCTGCCACAGTACTCATGACAGCTGCATCCGCGTGGTTGGGCGACGGCAGACCGCGATCAATCATATCCTCCTTCGTTTCGACAAAGATCCTGCCTGCCGAGTCAATGCCCCACTTGATACTTCCGAGCTCAGCATGCAGCTTCTGGTCGCTCTGATCTAGGTCGATGAGGTCCGCTTCCATCAGCTCCCGGAACGTCCACCACACTTCTGAGCGGCGATTCTTAAACTTCGCTGGGTTGGTCGCGCGCTGTGACCCTTGATAGGCAGCTACGTTGTAGCCCTGCTCGCGTAGGCGGTCGAACACGCCAGCACCGACACCAATGATGTCGATGTTGGCCGGGATGCGCTTCGTCGGGTGACGCTTCAAGATCTGCACCATCTTGCCGGCAGACGCCATGGTGTCAGTCTTACCCCACTCGTCAATCAGACGCACCTGTCCACCACGGTTGCGGTACACGACCGACTTGTCCATGCCCATGCGCGCCACGTCCATACCATACCTGCCGTCCTGAATGCCGGGCAGATCGAGCTGGATACAGTGCTCGATGAGCGACGGGCTGATCAGGTACTCGTCTGAGACGTCAGGGAATTCACCGTCAACCTTAGCTGTCCAGATCGGTGAGCCTTCACCCCAGTCACGACGACGGTCGTCGACCCACAGCTTGCTGACCAAACCCTCAGCAACATCGGTCGGAACCTCCTCGCCAGTGAAGTTGGGAGTGTCCCAGACGCTGATCTTAATGACGTGCCAGCCTGACCCCGGCTTACAGATGGACGCGAAGCGACTGTTGGGGTCATCAGGGTTGCCGATGGCAAGAATACGGCTGTTCTCATTTGTCGCCAGCGACAGCACAGAGTTCCATAGCGACTCCGGGATGCCGCAAGCCTCGTCGAGGATTGCCATGAAGTAGCGTGCGTGAATGCCTTGGAATGTATCCTCATCGTAATCAGCTGGCTTCCTCCCGATTGCAATGAGCTCCTCAGACCTATCCGCCCGCCGCGTCCCTGGCAGACCCGCGTGCCATTGACAGTCGAGCGTGATACGACCCATCAGATTTCCTTCGTTATGGCGGCGGCGCAACTCGCGCCACAGGATCGCTTCCACCTGAGACCAACTCGGGGCCGTGGTCACTAGAAACGCCTGCGTCAATGGATGGGATTCCAGCCACCACGCTCCTGCGCAAGAGGCCGTGAAACTCTTGCCCGGACCGTGGCAAGACTGCACCGCCACCATCCTGTGATCCCGGATAGCCTCCAAAATCTCCTTCTGCTTGCTCCAGAGGAACCGGTTCAGCTTGTTGTTGACCCAGTTGATAGGATCGTTGATGTACGGATTAGGCGGCGGCTGAAGCCGCGCCAGTGCCGCTTCGATCGTACCAGCGGGCAGTTCATTCCTGTGCGGAATCTTGAGACTCAAGCAGTCAGCTCCAGGGTCGGGGACTGTGGGCCGGTACCCGCATCCATCGCCAGCAGTCGATTGCGCACAAAGCTGGGCGCTCTCGAGCGTCCCTCCTCGTTGAGGTAGGGCCACAAGTCGTCCAACAAACCCTGGGTGTAGGCAGCGAGCAGCTGCCCATATGTCTCAGCCAACTTCACCGCACGGTCGGCAATGCCGAGACTGATCGCGATCTGTGAGAACTTCACGAGGTCGGCCATAGCCTTCTGACGTTCACGGGCGTACAGATGAAACTGCTTGCCGAGCATCGTGTTCTCAATGAACTCCTCAGGCTTGAGCTCCGCCATGCGGTCGCTCAGCCACTTCACTTCACCAGCACGCACCTTGATGCACCAGAGCAGCGCATCCAGCGGATTGATCTCCATGGGAGTCCCGAACAGCTTGCGGTACTCATCACCCGCAGCGTTCAGGATGTGGCTAGGAGTCGATCCGCCGTGCAGCTTGCATTTGCCGGTGCCGAAATGCTCGGTGCCCCAACCGGCACCCAGCATACAGATACCGCCACCCTTCTTCTTGGCGCCGCAGAAATTGGACTTCTGCGCCTTGTCCCAATCCTTCTGGGCCTGCTTCCTGCGCCAGTAGTCTTTGCTCCCGGGTCCGTGCCTGCTGTCCTTTGGGCGCGGGCCGTGAGGCTTGGTCCCATTGCTCTTAGTATGGGCGCTCATGCCGGCGGCTCACGACTGTCGGGGGCATGTTGTTTGGGTCTCTACGCAGATCGTTCTGGGCGAGGATGCTGCCATCCTGCGTGAACTGGAAATGTCCAAAGACACTGGGCACACCTGTCTGCACAATGTTGGACCATGTGACGTCGGACGGTGGCAGCAGGTCGTTGAACCGGGGATCAGGACTCACGTGCGTGAGTATATACCCTGTGGCGGTCTCTTACCTCGCGCGTACGCTCGCGTACGCGTCAGGCGCGCGCGCGCGAGGAGCGTGCGATCTGGTACGACTTCAGGAACAGGGCCATGTGCTTGTGTGCGCTGCGCTCATGCTCGCGACCGCGCACCCACAATCCCCACATCTTGAGTCGTTCATGCGTGGCATAGGTGCTCGCTTGAGAGGCTGGCTGTAGCACCAATGCTGGGCGAAAGATTCTCTTCTTGCCGGGATGGTCAACTTGCCACTGGTATTGACAGCCCAGTCTGAAACCTTCAAAGGCCCAGATGATCTGGGTGGAGATTTTGGCACTCTCCCCGTTGTAGCTCGTGGTGGGTGAGTAGATGAAGTCCTCAAATACGCAATACACTTCTTTGGGGTCAAGGCAGCTGCGGACGCAGGATCGGAAGAAGCTCTGCCAGAGCTGAGCCAATTCGTTCACCTGCGTCCGCGCGTCACCGCTCACGGTGGTGCTGCCAGCGTTCTGCCGTTCACGGAAAGCCACCTCAGTAGCCGCTGAGGGGTCCAGGATTGCCCAGGCTACGCCAGAACTCCCACCTGGGTCGCAGCAGAACACGCCTATGTTCATGAAAGACTCCACCACAATACCAGAGCCAGGGCAATCCAGAAGACGAGCATCCAGAGCAAGATGATCAGCGTCCTAGGATTGAGCCCTGGCTTCCGGTCGTAGCTCATCTGCGCTTGCGCTTCTTGCCGATCCGCTTGGGCAGCTTGCCCTTGTTGTTGAAGTGATGCTTGGTGGCCCAGGCCTTGCCCTTGACGCCGTAGGCCCATCGTCTCTGTGCTTGGCTGCGTGCCGGCATCTACTTGGGATACTCGTCGACGCGTGGGCCGTCGTAGTCCAATGTCTGCTCCTCCGGCGTGTCCGGCAGGAACGCGACGCGGCGGCGCTGGCTCAGCGTGATGTCGCTACCGCGCAAGGACATGACTCCCTGGACACGTGGGGTCTGGCGCGTGGGACTTGCCTTGCGGTAGCCTGATGGTCTTGTCCACTTGAACATTTCTTCACCTCCTCTGTTCTTGGTTCACCACTTCAATCGCGCCCGCAGCTGAGCGAGCGTGAAGATGGGTACCGGAAGCGTAGCGCCTAGCTCGTTGAAAGACTCTGCTCCCCAGTTCATGGCCCCGAGGCATGCACGTCCGGAGTAGTACGGACGCAGATACACCTCACTCGTCACAGATGCCCAGCGTCCCCAGCCGCCCTCTTTGTAGATTGCGTACGCCCGGACAAAGTTGGCGGTGGGATCGTACAGGTCGTTCTCCACGTTGGTGCCGATGGCGGATGCAGGAATGTTGACTTGCATCATGCCGCAGTCGCGTGACTTGACTTGATGCGTGACCGGATCAAGGTTGTCGTTGTAGGCGTGATCGTAGCCCTGACTCTCCGCGAGGCATACGGCGATTACCATGAACAGGTTCTCTGCCGAATCAAAGCCTGCGGCGGTCCCGAACTCGGCGATCTGGCGCGGTTGCCATTGCTTTCCCTTGAGATAGCCCTGTGTGTCGGTGTCCGGGTCCTGCTCGTAGTTGGAAGACAACCAGGCCAACTCTGTGAACATCTGGTTGGTTGGGTCGACGACGACATCATCTTGCTCAATGTTCGTGATCACGGCTTGCTTGCTCCTCTCAGTTTGTGGAATACCATCCCTCAACTCCTTCACCGTGACATGCCGGGCACAAGCCTTTCTCCACGAGTATGCCGAACGGCGTCGCGATCCCGACGCGCACCTCACCAGCGCCCCGGCAGATGATGCATTCGTCAGGATAACGATCGATGAACCAGTACAGCTGTTCAAGCGTCGGTGTAGGATACACGTAGCCGCTGGCCATCCTGAACAGGTTCCATTCTTTGAGGTTCCTGGGGTTGGGGTTCATTTCAGGATGAGGAGTATGGCTGCCGCGAACGCTCCGGTGACGAACGCTGCGATTAACGGATACAGGATGCTGGTGATGGGTACCTCCGGCTAGAGGGTCTCCGTGTGGCGTGGGCTCGGATTAGAGTATAGCGGGTCGGGCGGTGAAACGCTACCCCTACGGGGTAGAGAATGGTGAGTTTTGACGACGCCACAACATCTTGTGGTTTTTGCTCGAGCGTACGCGGGCGGATCCGTACGCGCGTACGTCGCGAGGCACCGGGCTAGGTGGGGGTCAACTCGCCTACGCGCGTACGTGCACGCGCCCGCAGTACTTCTAAGACCTTAGAAGGTTTCCCGTTGTTGTCCCGCGCGTAAGCGCACGCCCGCAGGCGAGTTGCATCCAGTTAGCGATTTTTTTGTGCCGTGCGTACGCGCGTACGCGAGGGGGATTGGACATTCGGATTTGATAGGTGAAATTCTTGTGAATGGGGGTCGCACCGCGCCGGAGTCCCTTAGAATTAGTAATTATGGTGCGAAAAGTAATGGCTAGGATTCGTAAACCGAATCGTTTAACGAATTACGCTACGAAATCATTCGACTAGGGCTTCGAACGTGAATTGTAAGGTCGGGAAATCGCGGCCTAGGGCGCCGATTCGGTCACGGCCCTACCTAGGATCGCGAACAAAAAGTGGCGATTACCAGGGCTTTTACAACGCGGACCTGGCGAATTACCGCTACCCCTTTTCCGCGTAGCCTACCTAGAAAACGGCGATACGTACCGTATCGTTAACTAGGTTTACATTCGGCTAGGTCGCTAGAAGGAACGGTTCCCTATGTTCCAGAACCCCCGAATTACCAGGGCTTTTCTCCCCTCACGCCCAGAAACGGCCTGACCCATCTACTTACCTGGGCCCCGAATACCTCGTCCCTACGACCACGCTAGGGGGCTTAGCGGCCGAATTCACGAAATTCCCGCAAATAGCGGGTTTTTCATGATATCCGCTCGTATATTACCAGCGAAACTGGTCCGATCTCAGTTACGCTTAGGGCGCGCCCGCGCTACGCGGGTCGCAGCCGGGCCTCATAGCCGCCCGGTTCGCGCGAGCCGGAGAACGCAACCCCGGGTACCGCGCGCGGCGGGGTAGCGCCCGCCAACTACGCGCCCGCCAGGGCGCTAGGTACAGGGCCGAAGTTTCCCCGGGGCGAAGGGCTACCCCGGGGAGGCGCGTAGGCTACCCGGGCCTAGCGCGTACGGGCGCGTAGGGCGCGCCCCGACGGGATTCAGTTCGGGCTACGCGCTACGGGTAGGGCGCGCGCCTTTAGGCGTACGCGCCCGCTGCCTAGTACCGCGTGCGGTTGGTCAACCTTCAGACCTTCGACCGCGCGGCACCGGGCGCGCTACCCGCCTAGTTAGCGAACGCGCCTACGGGCGCGCGCGCTGGCCTCTCAGCCTAGTACCCGCGCCAACGCGGCCAACGGCTCAAGCCAGCGGGCGCGGCCTACCGGGGCAGCCCGAGACCTAGGCGTACGGCGCGCCCTACTTCTGGCAGCGGGACGCGTACCCGCGTGGGCGCGGCCTAGGTTTGACCGACGACGTTAGGCCCAGCGCGGGCGACCGCGCGCGGTACGGGTACCGGGTAGCCCCGGGGTACGACCTAGCGGAAGTCAACCCCGCCACCGGGTGCGCGCTAGGCGCGCCCGCTACCCAACCCGCCTACCTTCCTTCCTGGCGTAGGGCGCGGGCCTACCCCCAACGGGTAGCCCGCGCCTACGCGCTACTCACGCCCAGCGCGGGTAGCGCGTAGGCGAACCCGCCTACGCCAACGCACCAACCTACAGGGAGGTACTACCATGACCGTCAAGACCAACAACGACCTGGTCACCGTCACCTACACCAACGAGCGCGGCAAGACCGCCGAGCTCACGGTGAAGGTCACCGAGGTCACCCAGCTCACCGACGCGCTCCTGGCCGCCCGCAAGGAGGCCTACGAGAACGTCCGGACGGAGAAAGCAGCCGAGCGCGCCGCGCGCAAGGCTGAGCGCGAGGCCAAGAAGGCAGAGCGTGACGAGAAGTCAGCCGTTCGCAAGGCTGACCAGATCGCCAAGCTCGAGGCCCGCCTCGCCAAGCTGCAGGGCTGAGCCCTAGCGGGTAGGGCACCTTATACGGTGCCCCTCCCGGTACGGCAACCGCCAAGCCAAAACAGGGAGGTAAGCAACATGTCAGAAGTGACAGTCACGCTCGAGCTGCTGAGCGCGATGAACCTGAAGATGCTGGCCGAGTACCGACTCAGCGAGATCGCTAAGCTCTCCGAGGAGTTCCCAAACCTGCCGATGGCGGATAGGACTACGCTGGCCAGCTACGAAAGCGCAGTGAAAGCTCTAGACGCGGCCATCGCCGAGGCCATGACGACCGGGCACTCAGTGAAGATCTGACGACCGTTAGCGGGTAGGCGAGCGTAAGCTCGCCCTCCCGGTACCGGAATCCTTCCGTACCATCATAACAGGGAGATAGGTTATGAGCACCGAAGTGTGGCTGATGAAGAACGCTGCTCGTGAGCTGGCATCTGACGGAATCATGTTCGATCCGACAGACGCTCACATCCTGATCGCTGCTGCCGAACTGGCCGCAGTAAGCACGGATCTGAGTAAGCTCACCCACAACGAGCAGTACACGATCATCAGCGCGTACGACCAGGTCGCCAGGGTGATGATCTAAGATGGAGAACACCGCCATCGGATCAGCCAGGTTCCTGGACGTTCGGCCGATCACGCGTGAGGTACAGCCTGGGGAAAAGCACCAGGCTGGCGTCTCATACTGGTCGTCCTACTGGCACTACGTGTACGTGGTTGAAGCCGTTCGCGGCTGCCTCGTCACGGTCAGGACGCCTCAGGACGGCAGGATCTGGAGCCACAGCACCCCGCTGTGCTCCAACGACAGAGTCTTCGTCTGATCCTGCGGGTAGGGCTGGCCACAACCAGCCCCTCCCGCAGTACCAACGAAACAGGGAGGAAAGGCAAGTGACAACTCATCAGGAGAAGTGGACCGATAAGATCAACGCTCTGCTTCGGAAGGCAGAAAGCACGACGCCTGAAGAAGCAGAGATGCTGTTCGAGAAGGCTGCCGAGCTCATGGCCAAGTACCAGATCACCGAGACCATGCTGCACGCGAGTAAGCCTGAAGCACGCGGTCAGGTTCTTCAAGAGAAGTTCGTAAGCGTCAGCATCTGGCGCTTTCCGATCAACGAGCTCAAGTGGCGTATCGCGATGGCGATGGGCCTGAAGGTCATTCAGCTCGAGAAGAACGTCTGGCGTGAAGTCGGCGGTAAGACCTACAAGGAGAATGAGCACCTTGGCGTGTTCGGCTTCAAGCCGGATCTCGATCTGTACAAGGTTCTCATCACCAGCCTTGAGATCCAGATGATGCGGGCTGAGAACGCGTGGTGGATGGAGAATGAACACCTCTACCGCTCAGAAAGCAAGTCCAAGCAGCATAAGCATCGTCGCGGCTTCATGTTCGCGTTCGCACACGGCGCTGCCTCCAAGTACACCGAAGTCGGCAAGAAAGCACAGAAAGAGGCCGAAGAGGAGTACGGCGATACGAGCGTGGCCCTGGTGCTTCGCGACAAGTCGCTGGAGATCCAGGATGCCTTCTCGGCTGCGTATCCTCAGACACGCAGCGTAAAGGACAAGAAAGATCGTGGCGACGCCTACGCACGCAGCGCAGGATTCGCAGCAGGTCAGCAGGCTGACGTCGGTCAGACGGCAGCCGGTAGAGGAAGTCAGAAGCAGCTGAGGTAGCGGGTGCCTGCCGCGAAAGCGGCAGCATCCCGGTACTTCAAAAAGCAACACAACAGGGAGGTAAGGCAATGAAGATCGAGATCAACACGATTCCGATGAACGGTCAGGAGCGCGCTCAGGCCGTCTACGTAGACGGAAAGCACTTCATTCCGGCACACGGTCCCGTGATCTCTCCTGAGATGTGGGAGAAGCTGGAGCGTGCGGAGCGAGATCTGTACCGTGGCGAGGTTGGCGCCAACAGCTACACCGGCGTCATGTGCTACGATGAGTTCGACGACTTTCTGGGCCAGCTCTGGTCCCAGGCCCAGATCGCAGTCGAGAACCATCCGGACTGGTCCGAGGCTTCGGCCAACAGCCAGATGAACGCCACGGCTCGCCGTGTCGCTCAGGCGCTCGCGGTGATCAGCTTCGGCCCGGAGTTCCTTCTGAAGTAGCGGGTGTCCCTCCTACGGGAGGGCATCCCGGTACTACAGAAAGACCACAAAAACAGGGAGGAAAGGCAAAATGTTGGACGACTTCTGGCTCATCATTCTGACAAGCTGGGATCTTGAGCAGGTCGAAGAGCTGTCGCGTGAAGCGGCAGAGATCGAAGAGATCCTGGACGCGGAGGGATTCTAGTGTTCGATGACGACACTCGCAATCCGTTCGACCCGAACGACAATCTGCCCAAGCCGAACATCGGCGACGTACTGATCCTGAAGCCTGCTGAGGAGATGCCCAGCCGTCTCATCGTGACGGGAACCCACGACAATCTAGCAGAGTCGTGGGACCCCACGGGTGAAGACGCCTGGACGATGCATGACGTCAACAACGCTGCCGGATTCAAAGGCCATTGGTACGCCTATGGCGATCTGCCCAATGGCGATGATGACGGTCACGTCGTAGCATCCTACGAGGTAGAAAGCATCATCGCGAAGCAGTGATCCTGCCGGTAGGGCATCGTAAGGTGCCCCTCCGGCAAGACCACAACACAAAACAGGGAGGTAAGGCAATGGAGAACGAGACAATCATTCTCACAGGAGCAGACCAGATCCAGGCGTTCCGCATGTTCTCGGTGCACGCACGGATGAAGCTGGAGATGACGGGACTCAAGTTCCGAGTCAACACCACAGCAGCCATCCGTCGTGAACTCGGTCTGCCCAAGAACACCCGCAGGATCGATGTCCTGCGCGCGTTCGAGGCGAAGATGACCGAGCAGGGCCTGCAGTTCACCCCGTACCAGGAGAAGTCATGAGCTATCCTGAGTTCTCATCGCAGGACGAAGAGTTCTACGCAGAACTCGCCGACGAGTTCAACGACTTCGCCGACGACGATCCTGACAGGCCCACGCTGGACATGTTCGAGGATGAAGCGGTCGAGCGCGGTGCACGGTACGCCAAGAAGCACAAGCTATCTTGGCCGCCGCGCATCGGGGACTACGATCGCTACTGGGAGAAGAGAGACAATGCGTAAGCTCATCATCGCGCTCACGCTCGCTCTCGCGTTCATCCCGACAGCTCATGCTCAGGGAGCACCGGGCATCTGCCCAAGTCTCAGTCACAGCGACGTGATCAAGATTGAGAACGTGTACCGTCACAGATATCCGAAAGTGATCGCGTACACCCTGATCACGCCGTGGGACAAGAACGCTTACCTCGTCATCATCTACTGGGACGGTGGTAAGCAGCACGACGTGCAGATCAAGGAGAAGAACAACTGCACGCTGAAGAACAATCCGTATCTACACGGCCACAGCGGCATCAATCCCAACGAGCCATACTGGTGGCCGGCAGGAATTCCGTTTCCGTGATCCTGCGGGTAGCCCTCTTAGGAGGGCCTCCCGCAGTACCACACAACCCAACAACAGGGAGGATAGGCAAGATGGCAGAAGCCAAGATCAACATCTCACTCACACCAGCCGAGTTCGATCTGGTACGTGAGACGATCGACGGTCGGATCGAGCAGCTGAACGTTTTCATCAACACGAAGAGCACGACGCCGAAAGACCGGCAGAACTGGAGAGCACTCATCGTCCAGCTCTCCGATCTGATCAAGGGACTCAAGAAGTGACCGAACAGTACACAGTCAAGGAGTTCAACGAGGACAAGGAGCAGATCAGGAAAGCGTTCGAGGCCGGCAAGCGGAAGATCATACTCCGCAACGTCGAGCTGAAGCTCAGCCTGCAGGTGCACAACGTGACCTGGCAGACGGGCGTGCCGCGTGATCGCAATAAGCTCACGAACGAGATCAAGCAGCACAAGCAGCGTGAGGAATGGATCATCGCGAAACCTGTCGACAAGAACAGGTTCGTGCCGGTCTTCAGCATCGAACGCAAGAACAACATGCGCTCCGCCCAGAGCGACATCCCGAAGACGTAGCAGGTAGGGCAGCGAAAGCTGCCCCTCCTGGTGCGGCTACAATACCGCATCACCCACAAAACAGGGAGGAAAGGCAATGGAAAGGACTCCAGTTCCCGATTGGGCTCGGCCCATGACGGAGGGACTCAACCCTCCTGGTGCCCCTGATGGTATGAGTGGACCCAAGATCACTCCGCGTCAGCGTGAGTATCTGAAGGACCTGCTCAACACCAAGGACATCAACCTCGAGAAGTACGAGAACCAGAGCAAGCTCGACACAATCTGGAAGTGTCTCAGAATCTCAGAGGATCCGGAGGAGTACGGGATGAGCAAGGCGAAAGCCAGCGAGCTCATCACCTGGCTCATCGCACGCCCGAACAAGCCCAAGACAGAACGGAGCTTCACGGCAACAGAGATTATGTTCCGTGAAGTACCGGCTGGCCGCTACTGCGTACCTGCCGAGAACGGCGAGCTCAGGTTCTACCAGGTGTGGCGGCCCAAGGACAATCCGAACGTCTGGCGTCTGTACGTCATGTTCGGTCCGCTCCAGGGTCCGGTGCACATCAACGCGCAGAACGCCATCATGAACAAGATCGCGGCGAATGTGCGTGAAGCAGCGATCCGCTTCGGCATGGAGATCGGCGCGTGCTCGAACTGCGGTCGTCGTCTAACCAATCACATCAGCCGCGCGCTGGGCATCGGCCCGGTATGCGGAGGACGGATGTTCGGCGACGAGTTCAAGCCGATGGTCGGTGCCGCCCGGGCAGAACTCCTGGCCCAGGGCATCGATCCTGAGGAGGAAATCGATGACTGAGGGAACCCCGCTGGGGTCAGCCGCGATCGTATGCGGCTGGCTCGCAGCGAACTACAGCCTCACGTCTACGTTGGACGCACCGCACACTCTGCTGTTCCTCACCATGGATGAGTTTCTGGCTCTTCCCGAAGAAGTCCAGGCTCATGGTGAACGGCGTCACCAGGCATCGCCCACGAGTCCGCCACGCATCGGTGTAGCGGCAGGCATCCTGGCAAAGCACGCTCTGGGACTCAACATCCCAGAGAAGGAGGAAATCGATGACTGACGAACTCAAGCGTCGCATCACCGAAAAGGTGAAGGATGTCGTCGCATCAGAGCTACGAGCGTACAGTGACTTCGAAGGCTACAAGCCTACGATTCACAACGGTCGTAACGACAGAGAGATCCTCATCATTCTGACACCGCTCGAGAACGGACCCAAGCGGTTATTCAGCGTCAAGATCACAGAACTGTGATCTTGCGGGTAGCTGCCTCACTGCGGCGGGGCAGCCTCCCGCAAGACCACCCACAACAGGAAGGTATCATGGCAACACGTTCAGTTCAGATACTGAGCATGCAACTGCGAGGATCGATCATCGCTGTCAAGCGTGCGTCATCCCTCAAGAGTGCTCTCGAGGCACACTACGAGGAGACGCTGAAGCCGCTAGGATTCACAAAGCCTCTGTACAAGGGAAACACGCTTTCCGTTCTGGCTAAGAACGGCGACCGGAGAATGTACAGAGCGATCGACGCCTAAGTTTGCAGCACGTTGTGCTGCCGCTGCGGGAGGATTCACTCCCTGTTCCTCCCGCTGGCGGGAGCTCAGCTCCGTACGAAAGCCCTGGTAATTTGATACATTTTGACCGGGGACCAGAAAGTAGTATCATAAAGACAACAGTAGTCCACATAACAGGAAGGAGCATCAAAATGGCGAAAGAAATCGACGCCAAGGCATACAAGGCACTTGTCACGGAGGTCAAGAAGGACCTCAAGCAGGGCGAGAACAAGGTCGTCCGCTCCGAGCGCGAGCTCAGCGAGGCGTCCGGCGTGCCGATGAACCAGATCGGCAAGGGCATCTACCTCGCCGAGTTGGACGCCGACCCGTCTCTGGCAATCAAGGGCCGGGACGACAAGTCACTCGCCAAGGCCATCGCCACGGCGAAGGACGGGGAAGACAAGATGCGCTGGCCGCGCATCGCTGTCCGTGCCGGCATCTCCGTCGGCAAGGTGCAGGCCCTGTACGAGATGGCGACCGGCAAGTCGGCAGCGGAGGCAGAGTACTCCGGCCGTGGTCGCAAGCTGAACGGCAACGGCTCGGCTCCCCGGACTCGGGGCACCAAGTCGGCGAAGACGGCTTCGGCCACTTCGCGCGGGACCAGCGGTCGCCGTGCATCTCGCTCGTCGGACAAGGCCGCATCGGCACCCAAGCGTGGGAACGCGCGCACGCGTGGCACCCGCGCATCCGCGAAGGCGGCTGCAAACCCCAGGTAGTGGCGGCAGTCGCAGAAACGCTCAGGACTGGCGACCCATCAGCGCTAGAGAAGTTGCTGGTGGGTCGTCAGCTTTGGGCAGTCCATCCTGCTACAGAACGGCCGAATCTGGACACCGGCGGCATGTGGCATGATCCTGCCTCAGTCTCCGGCCCATTCAGAAGCCTGTCGCTGAAGCAGTTCTTGCCAGCCGAGGGAGACCGGAAAAAGCACATCGTTCAACTCTGGTGTGACCCCGGTGGCTTACGGACTCTGACCGTCGGATCAATCCGATTCAAGGACCCCGGACGAGTTGCGGGGGCAACGCGCCGGGCAGCGCGTGAAAGAGGGGAGTGACTGCTAACCATCCTCTGAGCAGGCACACGTCTTCACGTTGCGGGTTGTGCTCTCATCACTGGGGAGAGAGCACTTCCCGGAGCGTGCGACTCCAACAACAGTAAACCAACAGGAAGGTAGCCAATGACAGGGAGCAACTTGCCTCCAGGCGTGTCCGAGCACATGATCCCGGGCAACCGTCCCGAGGACACAGCTCACGAAGAGTACTGGCAGCTTCTCCAAGAGAAGTTCGACGAGAAGTTTCCGGAGCACAAGGAAGTCATTCGTGAGCTCTTCGAAGGGGAAAGCCATCTCGAAACCGCCGTCTGCGAGCTGGTCGATCTTTCAGCTGACATGAGCTACGCGATCGGCTTCTCCGTAGGCTTGGTCGAACAAGACATGGCCAAGTCCGGCAAGCAGGAATCTGAGTGGATGAAGCAGCGCTGTGCTGTCTGCGGTGAACAACTAGGCACTGACTACGATCGTGCCGAGGTCGTGTTGAAGCAGACGAAGTTCCTCAGCGAGAATCCCCACCTCATCGTTCACGCTGAGACCTGCTTCAACGATGAGACCATGGAGCAGGCCTAACGACGTAGCAGCCCCATACAGGCGACGCTAACCCTAGACACTAAATTACCGGGGTACGACCTAGCGTCGTCTGTACGGCCACGGCAATCGGCTCCACGGAGCTGAAAAACACCGGAGGTAGACCATGGGTTACGATTATGGGGTACTCTGGGCGATTGGAACCGTCCTAGCGGTCCTATTGCTGTGCCTCGTGTGGTACATCCGGGGGAGAAAGCAATACCGTCGTGAGGTTGAGACTTTCAGGATTCACCTGAAGCCTAAAGACGGCTGGCGACGTACGTTCCCATACGACAGGTAGTTGAAGCTCGGGCCGCATTGCGGCGCGGCCCGGGCTTGAACTACCACAGGGAGGATAATGGCATATATACGCAGCAACTCGGAGATTGTTAACACACTCCCGATGTTTGCCGCGAAGAAGTCGCAGGACTACCCGGATTGGTTGATAGTGACCTGTCCGCGTGAGGACTGTGGGATGGTCTTCCTGGTGAAGCGGAAAGAGTGGTTTAGCAATCGCGAATACGGTCCTAAAAACACTGTGATCACAGGCCGCAGCTGTCCGTATTGTTTCAAGACAGCGAGGCTACCGTCACGACGTGGACTCAGGTAAAATAGGACCGCCACAGAAAAGGGAGAGCAGTATACATGAGTAACAAGGCGTTTGCGGAGCTCAGTGCGACTGGCGATCGCATTGAGGTGTACTTCCGCTACGACAAGGATCTCCATGCAGCAATCAAGGAGATTCCTGGTGCACGTTACGTACCACCAGGCGATGGTGGCCCGATGTGGCGTGTACCCCTGGACTTCGAAGTCGCCAAGCGCATGCGTGAGGAATTCGGGGACCGCCTTATCATGGGTAAGGCTGTCACGGCATGGGGCCGCGAGGCCAAGAAGTATGCCGAGAACCTGAAGCACCTCGCAAGCATCGACAACGTCGAAGTCGAGGACATGAAGCTCAAGACCAAGCTGCCTGAGTTGGCGGAATGGCTCCGTGGCTATCAACGCGCGGACACCATGTTCCTGTCGGCGACCTCTGCTATGAACCTGAATGAGCAGCGGCTCGGCAAGACGCCGGAGACGATCGCAGCAGTCTTCGAGGGTGACCTGGAGAACGGACCGCATCTGGTCGCTGCTCCGCGGTCATCCCTGGAAACGGTCTGGCGCTTCGAAATCGAACGCTGGACGAAAAACCTCACGAAGCCTCACGAGGTCATCACGTTCAGTGGTGCGCTCTCTCATGCTGAAAGGGAACGGGCTATCTCGGAGTTCTGGGAATGTGTGGACGAGGACTACCCCGTCTGGTTCGTGTGCACGTACGACACGATCCGGGAGGGCAAGGAGCCGTTCATGGACGCCAATGAATTCCCCGAGGGCTGGAACTCATTCACGATCGACGAGTTCCACAAGTCCGGCCTCACCAACTCTTCTGGCAAGAAGGGCACCGGCACCAAGTTTGGTGACGCTGTCAAGGAGATCAATGCTCAGCGGCGTTACGCGCTGTCGGGCACTCCTATGGGCGGCAAGGTCATCAAGCTCTGGGGCGGACTGCACTTCTTGTACCCGGAACGGTTCACGTCCAAGTGGCAGTGGGCCAAGTTCTGGCTGGACGTCTCCAGCAACGGGTACGGTCAGGAGATCGGTAACATCAAGCGTGGTCGCGAGTCAGAGTTCTACGCGGCCATCGCGCCGATGACTGTGCGGCGTCTGCGGTCTGAGGTTCTTCCTCAGCTGCCGGCAGCGCAGTGGATCGACGTCGAATGCGAGATGACCCCGAAGCAGGAGAAGCAGTACCGGGAGTTCGCTGCGCGAGCAGAAGCGACCATCGAGGATCAGCAGCTCAACGCGCTTGGCATCCTTGCCGAGTACACGCGGCTGAAGGTCTTCGCGGACGCCTACTGCGACCGCATCGAAACCCGTGAAGTCACGTGTCCGCGCTGCAAGGGCATTGACACGGAAGACTGCCTGAAGTGCATGGGCAGCGGCAAGGTCACTGCGCTCCACCCGATCCCCAGCTCAGACAGCGGCAAGCTGCCGCAGCTGATGGAGAGGTTGGCCGAGCAGGGCATCACCGGAGACGCTGACGAGAGTGGCGAAGGCCTGGCGATCGTAGCCAGCCAGTTCAAGCTCGTGGCTAACATGGTCTCTGACTACTTGACGTCCAAGGGCATCAAGAATGTCAAGATCACCGGTGATACTGCAGACGAGCAGCGTGCCGAGTACCAGATGATGTTCCGCCAGGACGGCAGCCGTAAGGCAGATGACCCTCGCGTCATCGTCATGACGACTACCGCCGGTGGTGTGGCCATCACGCTGGACTTGGTGGAGAACGTCCATATCCTGGACGAGACGTGGGTACCGGACGACCAGCAGCAGCTGGCGGACCGTGCCGTGAACACGAGCCGAATGCATCAGGTTGGTGTCTTCGTCTATCGCTCCAAGCGGACGGTCGAGCAGTACATCGAGGACGTCAACAAGGAGAAGGCTGATGTCAACCGCCGGATCCTTGACCTACGGCGTCAGGGCTTCCGAGCCGATCAGAAGATGGCGGTGACGCCATGAGCACGACAGAAGAGAAGCTGAAGGCAATCATCGTAGATCGCGAGGTACTGCAATCCGCAGGCCTCGTGACCTACGTGGTCGACGTGTGGCGGGGTGACCGTGAAGATCCCGCCACACCCGTCACCCGCTACATCGGCGTCTGGAAATCAGACCAGCTGGAGGGTGATCCCACAATCAGCATGAGCAATCCAGGCGGTTACAGCGAACGTATCACCCAGAAACCTGAAGCCATGGTCTGGGAGAAGCTGGAGACCGTCAAGATTGCTGATAAGGAAGCACAGCAGTTCAAGGACCATCACGAACACCAGATGAACGAGAGTGGCTACTTCTACGGAGATTCTGGTGTTCAGCGAAGGAAGTACCAGTCGTTCATGCGTGCCTTGGACATCCTCTCGCTAGACGAGGACAACAAGGAGGCATGGGCAATCATCGAAGAGTACAGAGAGTATCAGGCACTGAAGTACGAGAAATAGGAGAAAGCCATGGAAGGTAGAATGCGACTCACGCATCCTTCCGATGGTCTGTCGGGGTACACAATCACCGATAGCAGCAACGTGAGCACCGTGTCTTGGGACACGGACAACCACATGTACGTCGCGTTCAAGTCGGGGCACGTCTATCGTTACGAGGGCGTGTCCCGACAGCGCGCGGTCGCTACAGCGCTCGCTGCCTCGGTGGGCAAGTACCTGGCGGATAAGATCAAGCCATCCTACAAGTTTGTGAGGGTGACATGATCGAGTGGGAGGTCATCGTAGCGGTCAGCTTCATCGCCGGCATCGTGATCTTCTACTACAACTCCATCAGACCAGAGAAGGTAGCGCAACAAGACCAGAGCGGATGGGTGTACTTCATCGGTTCGAAAGACGATGACTACGCACCCATCCGCATCAGTCTCACACAGATGGACCCCAAGATGGAGCTACGCATGCTCCAGGCCTCGTCGCCACAACGGCTTGAGGTTATTCACTCGTTTCACTGTGAGCAAGCCCCACTAGTTTGCGCACAGATACAGGAAGACCTGCGGGCGTATCACGTACACGGTGACTGGTACGACCGCGACGCTGCAAGAGCGTATTTGACCATGGTTACGGCTGGAGCTAAATAAAACGAGGCCTCCGGCCGTGCGCGTACGCGCGTACGTCGCGAGGCGGGTGGCTTACCTGATGGTCACTCGCCTCCGCGCGTACGTACGCGCTCGGAGTAACACTCTAGGAAGAACAAGATGTATATGCTGTCCCGCGCGTATGCGCAAGCGCGATCGCCGCGCGCTCGAGAGTGGCCAGCCGCAGCCCGGGCGCGAGCGCGTACGGGCGGGAAAGAACTAACTAAACCTAAAGAACAGAAAACAAGTCGCGCGAGGATGGAGAAATTATGGGAATGGTCGACCAGCTCTACCAGGCGGAGAAATGGGGTAAAGGGGAGGATGTTGTCCTTATCAACGAGATGAGTTCGCCTCATATTAAGAATGTAGTTTCGTGGATCTGGCGCAACCGTGATAACCTGAAGATGGGTGCCGAGGCCGAGATGGCTTTCGGCATGAAGCCCCGTGGTGAGGCAGCACAGGACGCCTTTGATGCTGCCTTCGAGGGATTGCTCAATCAGAGCAGCACCGACTGGTTCGTAGACTTGCCAATCATCATGGCGTTCAGAGACGAGCTTGCCAGACGTGGGGAAGAAAGCACGAGTGCCTGGCTTACTCGGATGATTGACAACAGATCCTAGTCCGACCGAAAAGAAAAAGTCCGCTAATACCAGGGGACTTACGTAGGACCCTTTACGGCAGGCATGGGGTACGGTAGGGTGTACCGGTCCCCGTACGTAGCACCGGTCACCTACCTACCCCAGGAGAAAGATGCCAGGCAGCGCACGGACTAATACGAAGAATCGGAAGGCGCGTACCTCGTCCGCTTCTGCGGGTGCCGGCGGTACGCGCCTTCCAATGCTCCGTACGTCTGAGCGTTCCGCAATGAAGAAGTGTGAGTTTCTCTGGGACGTAACATACAACCGGAGGCTGAGGGGGAGAGCAGCGCCAGCGTTGCGGTTTGGGACGCTCATTCACGCAGCGCTGGCGCGTTACTATGTTCCGGGCACAAAGCGTGGCGAACACCCAGCACGTGTCTTTGAGGAGCTCTACGAGCGCGACCTGCGCGAGAACGAGACGCGGTTCGGGCAGCGCGATCTAGATCAGGACGCTAAATGGGTTGAAGCTGGCGAGCTCGGTCCAGCGATGCTTGACAACTACATGGACGAGTACGGTAGCGATGACGAGTGGGAAGTTCTCGTCACGGAGTATCCGTTTCAATGGGTGCTGCCTGCATTTGTCTATACGGGCGTATTGGATGGCGTATGGCGCCACAGACCTAGCAAGCGCCTGTGGATACCTGACCACAAAACAACAGCAGGGCTAGGCGACAGCAAGCTCAGCTACCTACAGATGGATGACCAAGCAGGCGCATA